CGACATCAAGGCTGGCAAGTTTAAGGTGCCAGCAGTAGCAGACCTACTGGGTAAGCCAGTGGGGGTCCGTGTCAAGGTAGGAACAGACATGAACGGCCAGCCACGAAATGAAGTAGGTGGCTTCGATAAGGCAACCAGCGGTGCCGATGCAGTTGCATCAATGGGCGGGACCGAGGTTGTCGGGGACGTCTGGTAACCCAATAGCCAGAACAGGGGTGCGTCTGTATAACGCACGTTAGCTCTAATTGGTATGGTCTATCCTCCTCCTTTCTCCTAGGCCGCTGAGTTCGATTCTCAGCTAGAGCACCATGATAGGTTCGTAGGAGGAAACTAGGAAGGAGGAACAAGTGAAGACAGCAGAATTTTTGACATCAATCTTTGGTGAAGGGATTGGAATTGCAACACTAGTAGTACGTAACGCTGCCAGCGGAGAACTGACAGAGCAGAAGTTTTACGAGTTCCCTGAGCAGAAGCACCAGATGGTTGAGTTTGTTAAGCAGCACTCAATGGAGGACGTTTACTTTTCTCCCATCTTATTCAACGCTCAGCGACGCATCAAAGAAAACGCCAAGACTGTAAGCGTAATCTATGCAGACGCTGACGCCTGCGCTCCTGAAAACTTTTTGATTACACCATCTATCTCTGTGCAAACATCAGAGGACCGCTGGCACACCTACTGGATGCTTGACTCTGAGGTCGAGCCCATGGTTGCTGCGCTACTATCTAAGAAGATTGCATACGCACACTCCCACCAGGGATGTGACAAGTCGGGCTGGAATACAACCAAACTACTGCGCCTGCCAAACACTCGCAACATGAAGCGCGACACACCATACACAATAGAAGGCACAACTACTGGAGAGATTTATTCCCTTGAGCAGATTGAGGCACTCTACGGTGACGTGGATGTTGAGCCGATACGCGAGGCAGCTGATGCAGAGATGCCAGCCGGATTCCCTCCAGTGCTTGAGGTACTAGAGAAGCTATCACACAATCCACAGGTTGTCGGGCTCTACATGGAGCAGCCAGCTCACAACGCTGACCTGTCTAAGCTTCTATGGAAGCTAGAGATGGAGCTACTGCGCGAAGGCTTGACTCCTGAAGAGGTGTTCAGCGTAGCCCGACACGCCAAGTGTAATAAGTATCACAGCCCGGATAGGGCTAAGCGTATCGATGCTGATGGTGATTTGTGGCGCGATGTGCAGCGGGCAGCTCAGAGCTTTAGGGCAGAGGCAGAAGCAACGCCTTATGTTCCTGAGCCAATCACTACTGACGCCGGGACCGCTAGGTTCGCACCGGTTACCATCTCACTACTCACACCTGAGGAGCGTGAGGTGGTAGCCATGGAGCCAACCTTTATCGATGCCTATGTATCTTGGGCTCAGTCAAAGACTGACGGTGCACTGGGTTACCAGATTGCCGGAGCGTTTACGATACTCTCATCTGTGTTCTCAGACTGGGGCTACGCGATACCCCGCTATGGCAAGATGGGTCTCAACCTTTGGTTCATGCTTCTTGGTGAGACCACCCTAACACGCAAGTCAACCAGCCGTCAACTAATGCTGAGAGTTATCCGCAAGTATGAGCAGTTCGGTGGATACCAGATTGACATCGGTTCGGATGCTACACCTGAAGGTGTTACTGCCGTTCTTGCTGAGCGTGACAAGAAGACCAGCCTGCTCCACCGAGATGAAGTGCAAGGTATGTTCAAGGACTTTATGAACAAGACCTACATGGCTTCTGCTGCGGAGCGATTCACTGAGCTTTACGATGGCCACGTTCCAGTTGTTATTCGTTCCTCTAAGGAAAAGCGACAGAGCGAACGAGCAGAGACCAACTTCATTATGTATCTCATGGGCATCACAAGCAGGACGGCAGACGTACTCACAACCGAGTACTTCCGCTCTGGTTTCTTGGCACGTTTCATCTATGTAACTGCCGATGCACCAGACAGGAGCCGCGAGCTTGAGGATATCCAACAGGCAGATGAATACGAAGTCTCCGTCAAGGATGGTGTCATGGATGACATGGTTAGTAAACTATTCCAGTCAGTAACTTACTGGCAAAAGAAGGGCAAGCCTAACCCTAGGCCAATCCGACTAAGCCAAGCTGCTTTGGAGCGTTTTAACCAGTACAAGTGGGAGATGGGTAACGTTGCCGAGAACCACTCGGATTCGGAGTCCATCGAGCCATCCCGCCAGAGACTGGCACTGTCTGTTTGGAAGTGTGCAGTCTTACTATCAATGGCTGACAAGGCTGAAGAGGTAAAGCTAAGGCACATCCTGATTGCCATCCACTACTCAGAGGAATGGTTCCAGAACCTAATCACAATGGCCGGCGCTATCTCGGCTTCAGAATGGCAACGGGATGTTGACCAGCTGGAAGCTTATGTGGTTGACCGAGGTGGCCGAGTTCGTTACGAAGAAGCTTACCGTAGATTCAACAACAAGAAGAAGCGTGAGTTCGATGACATCATCGAGGCACTAAGGTCACAGGCCAGAGTGCACTTAGTAATGGAAAACCGGAAGACATATCTAGAGGTGATAGCGTGAAGAACCAGAACTACAGCAGGAAGGCAAAGTTTGAAACAGTTAGGTTTGATGAAGAAGCCGTTCAGTTTCACTGCGAAAAGTACGAGCATGGCATGAGGTATCCGTTATCCCTTGCCTGCTACCAGATGACACAGATAATTAAGATGAAGGAAGAGAGGTTGAAGGATGGCAAGTAATACAATTGCATTGTGTCTTGACCCCGGAGGCACAACAGGGGTAGCCCTGTTAGAGTATAATGAAGATAGTTATAAATTCACAAGGACTTGGCAGATAAAGAATGGCCTTAGAGGATTCCTAGATTTCCACTGGGATGAACTTGAGGACATTAAGATAGACCAGATTATCTGTGAAGACTTCGACCTTAGGGAAGGAGTTAGGGGTATAGACCTTAGCGCAACCTATGTTATAGGAGCACTTGAGGCACTGTATCCATTCGGGCTGTACGACTTGGTGTACCAGAAGCCAAGCCAGAAGGCCCTATGTTCCGACGCAAGACTGCACAAGATGGAACTACACGAATCCGGTAGAGGACACGCCAATGATGCAGTTCGTCATGGCATAATCTATCTCCGAAACAAAAAGCATAAGGCAATACTAAAGAACGGATGGGAGGGCGTATGAAGATTCTATTCCTAGATATCGAAACAAGCCCACTAACAGCACACACCTGGGGCCTATGGGACCAGAACATATCTATCGGCCAGATTATTAAGGCTACTGAGATGATGTGCTGGGGTGCCCGATGGTACGGTGAGAAGAAGGTGCATTTTGCATCAGCCCACCACGATGGTAAAGAAGAGATGCTCAAGAAGGTTCACGCTATGCTGGACGAAGCTGATGTATTAGTCGGCTGGAACTCTAAGGCTTTTGATAGCAAGCACCTTAAGCGTGAGTTCATCGAGAACGGAATGCTTCCGCCCTCTCCTTATAAAGAGATGGACCTCATGCTAACTGTGAGGTCTCAGTTCAAGTTCCCTAGCAACAAGCTGGACTACGTATCACAAAAGCTAGGGGTTGGAGCTAAGGTAAAGCACTCCGGCTTCGACCTTTGGCTAGGCTGCATGGCTGGCAACAAGAAGTCATGGGTTGAGATGAAGAAGTATCAGATTCAGGACGTCGACTTGCTGGTTGACCTCTATGAGAAGCTGAAGCCTTGGATTCCTAACCACCCACACACGGCTCTCTACGACGGCATAGAAGGTGGCTGCTCTACTTGTGCATCTTTGAACCTGCAGAAGCGTGGCGTGGCTCGTACCATCTCTGGGACCTATCAGAGGTTCCAGTGTCAGGACTGCGGTAAGTGGCAGCGTGGTCCAATCTCAATTAACAGAACGACTACAAGGCCAATATGATTCGACGCTGGTTTGCGAAGCTGTTTAGAAGAAAAAGAGAAAAGGCAATAACAGAAGAAGTGCTCGCTATGCTTGGAGACGGTGGCGAGTACGTAGGATACACAATGATGGACGGTAAAACAGGAATGATGCTATCAGTATTAATGGTATGCGGTTGCGGAAGCCCGGTGGTTCACAGAGGAGAGGAGTCTTTCTCCTGCGAGCATTGCGACTACCCTTGCGACATCAAGCCATGTGAACTGTGTACTGCTCACTTTTTGTTTAATGCAGAAGAGGTAAGAGAAGAGTTCCGGCAACACCAAGAGTCGCACGATGAAGAAGAAGAGTAGAAACGAAGAAGCCCCCTGTCACCTCTGCAGGGGGCTTCTTGCTCGTCGGGTTTGTTCCTTGTAAACGCCTTAGAAAACTAAGACAGTTAGTTCTTGGCGCTCGTGGTCGTTACCACAGAGGTCAAGAGAGATAGCAGAGCAGCTCCGCCAGCAACACTAAACAAGTTGACGTAATCGATGGTCAGTAGGCCAATGCTTCCAGCACCGAGTGCTGCGATAGCGGTTTGGGCAAAAGTTTTAATAGCTCGTTCAGCACTGTAGCTGACAAACTCCTTTGTAATTAGTTTCATTAGTAATCCGTTCCTTCATTTTTGTATAGCTTGACATCTTCATAAGATGCACTCAAAGTATAAGCTGTTGTTATGATGGAGATGAGTGAGACCCCGCCAGTTATTAGTGTTACCCCTACTCCCCATTGGTCAACAAGGAAAGTCAACGCACCAAAGATAATCATGGCAAAACCTAAGCGGTAAGAGCCAAAGATTACCTTGCGCCTAAACTTCCAGTCGGGACCGGAAGATGACTCTGGCTCATCCTTTAGGAAAAACACGCCATCAAGCATCTTTATAAGGGTTTTTTGCAACATTCGCACACCTTTCGTACAGGAACCTTTACGTTATCGAGGATAAGCTTGTAAACGTCAACCTTGTCAGACGTTACGCCGAAGACGCCCTTTAGAGTTCTCGACGCCGTTACATGGACGTGGGGACCGGAACTTTGGCCTTCTGTTGCAACTTTGCCTATAATTGAACCCTTGCTAAGCTTGTGTCCGACCTTGTACCTGGGCTTGATACTCATGTGGCAATAGCCCAAGTACCAAATGATGCCATCTTTATCCATCGCCGTCTGCACGACCACCCAGCCCAAGACGGAACTATATTGCACCAAATGAACAGTGCCCTTTGCAATAGCAGGGATGGCTGTTCCAAGTGGTCTTGCCCAATCGGTACCTGAGTGTGGCTGCATCCCATTTGCCCTGCGAAAGGCAGACAACTCTCCGTAGTGAGAGCTTATGTATTTATCGTCAAAAGGCATTCGCCAATCTGAAAGTCTCTCAGCCATTATTACAGCCTGCCCATGTTCATTATTGCAACTATGATTGCACCAATGCCGGCGGTCAAAGAAGCATACGCTACCTTTTCAATCCACTCAAACTTTGCTTGCCTGACCTCCAGCTGGTTTACTCGCCCAACAATTCCTTCTAAGCTAGACATCTTAGTTGTCAACTCTATAAGTAAATTCTGGCTTTCTATTTGCTTTTCATAGAGCATTTGCAGGGTTACCCTTGCGTGTGGCTGGTCTGAATTTTCTTCTAAAGGCATTAGCTAACCACGCTCCATACTAGATTTATTGTCTGTGTTCCGCTGCCGTCTATACGGTATACGTTTACGGTGCAGCCCTCTGTTGTGCTGTTAGTAACGGTAGGCACGTAGCTGCTTGAGCTGCTGACCGGACCCCTAACTGTCACCTGGATTTTGTCTGGCGCACTCGAAAGTGTCTGCCCAAAAGTCACAGACACAACCTGTGTGGCTGCCGAGTTGCCAGTAAACTGTAAAGAATAGCTGCCGGACAAAGGGATAGCTTCATCCACGCTCGTTGCCATTGCTGCAAACACCGACTCTAGAGGTGTAATCTGGTCGCTTGATGTTGGGTAA